CTTTAAGAATGCATCCCAGCCCTTTTTGAAGCCCTTGGCTAATCCTTTAAACCAATCTGTAATTGCATTAACACCACTGCCAATTGACTTACCAATACCTTTAAAAAAGCTAGCGACATTTTTAACAAGCTTGTTGATGTTATCTCGGAACTTATCGTTATGCTTGTAAATTAAAGCAAATGCACCAGCAAATGGATTAACGATCAGCAGTAGCAACTCTTTCCAATCATTCTTAATAAATTTAATAACTTTTTTAAAGAAGTCAGAGATTGTTTTCCATGCTTCTCCAAACCACTTACCAATACCTTTTACAAAATCAACAACTGCATCAATTGCCTTTCCAAACCATTTGGCAAAATCTTTTGCAAAGTCGGCAACTGCTTTTGCTAAACCATTGACAAAATCTCTAAAAGTTTTGTTGTGCTTATACAACGCAACCAGTCCAGCAATAACAGTTGTAATTGCCGTTATCCAAATGGTCCACGGATTGGCTTTCATAAGCAACATCAATGGCTTTAACGTGGTATAAATCCCCTTCACTGAATTTATTACCTTAGACCCAAATTTAATAGCTAGGATTGAAGAGAGAATCCCAACGATCATTTTGCCGTGATTTGCGATCAAATCAATAACTGGAGTGAGGGCTTTCATGATTCCAGGCATAGCTTTAATAGCTGATTTTAACAAGCTATTTATCGCTTTTTGCATGGGTTTTAAAGCATCCTTAAACTTTTCTGTTTGACCAGCACTCATTGCTAATGATTGTGTAGAGGCTTCTGCTGAACGTTTAAGTAATTCTAAAGGGTTGGACTCTTTAAGTTGATCGGCTGTTTCCTTAGCAGCGCCTTTAACATCTTTAAAAGCCCAATTTGTCTTTCCTAAAGAACCAATAACCTTTAATGAATTATCTTCTCCAAGCGCTGACCACAAATTAGAAGCAATAGTTGCTTCCTTCTGTTTGTCGGTCATTTCACCCATTTCACTAGTGATTTGTTTAAACATATCACCTGCGGTTACTTTGCCGTCCTTATATCCCTTGAACATATCTTGAGACTTCTTTGAAAATGAGGTTATGGCTTCATCCATTCGACCATCATTTAAGCTAATTTGGAACTCCTTTGTGAAGTCCAATAACTTATCACCATTATAAGCACCTGATTTAACACCGTTATCAATTAGTGCCATTGAATCACTAATTGATATACCCATCTGACCCAATACTTGTGAGTATTCAGCCATATTGTCAGAAATGTCACCAGATTGGTCATCACCCATCTTTTGTAAAACTGTCATGTTATCAAAATATTCTTGATAAGAAATATTCCAATTACGTGTTGCTTTATCAGCACCATTTAATACTTCTTGGACATCAGCACCTGACATTTTTGCATAGGTTGATACTAATTTTGTATTTTCGGCAAGCTCTTTTGTGAAAAATTCAGGATGTGATTGTTCAATTTTCGTATAAACTTCTTGCAATTCATCAATACTTTCACCATATCCAGCAGTGTAAAGTTTATTAATTGCCAATATACTTTCTTTTGAGCGCTTGTATCCCAATGTGGTTGTAGCTTGCATCTCGTTTACACGAGATTGTGCATCATAAATGGATTTAACACCCTTGGCAACGCCAGCTAATACTGCTCCAGCACTTGCACCCATTGCTCTCAAACCAGCCTTAGACTTGCTGATTTTGCCTGTAAAGCGTTCCATTTTTGAGCCTGCTTCTTCAGCACCGTTGTTTTTACCCAACTTGCCTTGTTCGCCGTCCAGTTCACTCAACGAGTTTTTGTTTTTAGCAATTGAAGTCGCTGTTTTATCCAGCGCTATTTTTTGTTTGCTAATTGAATCAGCACTTGCTTCTCCTGAATTAGAAAGTTTTTCAAGCTCTTTTGATTGCGCTTCATACAACTTAGATTGCTTGTCTAACGTACGTGAAAGCCCCTCTTTTTGAGCTTTAAGCGCCTCTTCTTCTTTACCTTCTGCTTTTAAGCGGTCAACGTAAGCATCAGTCTCTTTAATAGAGTTCTGTATTTCTTTGTTAAGCCCAGCAATTCCTGATTCTTGCATTTCATAGGCACGCTTGGCTTGCTCTTGTTGCCTCGTCATTGATGCCAATTGACGTTCAGCAGTCGTTATTTGCGTAGCGTACTTCTGATAAGTTTGTTCACCAGCTTCCGTACTGCGATTTACTTCTGATTGCTCTTTTCGTAACTTCTGAAGCACGTTTTCTTGATTAGAAACTGATTGCGTAAGTCCTTTGTACTTAGCTTCAGAAGCGCCGACAGCGTCTCCAGACTGTTTCATCTGGGACTCCATAACTTTCCACTCGTTCGTACTATCTTTAACAGCTGACTTCAATTTGTTAATCGATTCAACCGCGTGCTGTGTCCCAACAGTTAGCTCTGTTGCTTGTAACTCGGAAACTTTTTCTTTTGCCATTTAATACCTCCTTCCTACATAAATTGTTTAGCAAATTCAGCTGGATCAACTGACTTTTCATTTTCATCAGCATTTAACACGCTCATTAATTCTTGATAATCTTGTTCGTCAACATCATCAAGCGTCCAATGCATTTGTTGCATCGCATCTTTTTCAAACAAGCGCATGTCAATCAACCGATTATCATATTCAATTATTCTGCTTCTGGGATTGCTAAACCCGCATCGTCAGCACTGTTAGTAATTGATTCTGTAATATCTTCATCTGACATGCCCATTAGTCGCATTGCCACATATTGAACAACTTCAACGACTTCGTTTTGTTCTAGTTCTTCGATTGAATTTTGTTGCTTCACTGATAGCTTCAAAATATCAGTCAAATATTCAGTTAATTTATTTTCAAACTTTAAGATAGCTTCCAGTCCCTCAACACCTGACTGTTGTTCTGAAGCCTCTTCAAGTTTTGCCATATCTAGCAACACAGTATAGGTCTTCTTCAAATTTTTTAATGAGCCTTTTACTGTAAAAGGCTTCGCTTGTAATTGTGCAATTTTAATATTCATAGTTTATCCCCTTGATTTATTGGGCTTTTCACCCCATTTGAGCTTTTATCCTTGCGCTGTCAAGTTATATTTTTTTATTAACCAGCTTCAGGAGCGGTAGTAGCTACATATCCACCCATAACTTCCTTCAACATGTCTTCCTTCTTAAAGGCATCATCACCTGAATAGAAAATCTTGATACCTTGTCCGTCCCAACGGTCATCACCAAATGATTGATAAGTCAAAGCATCAGTAACACGTTGTTCAGTGTTTTGGTCAGTTTGCAAGTTCAAAGCTGATTCAATCATTTGACCATTTGAGAACGCATAGAAGAATGAGTTTTGACGATCTAATGTCTCTGATTCAACAATCAAAGCAACACGTGGCAAATCCATTGATTGTACATAACCACCCTTGCCGTCTGATTCACGACCTAAAATCTTTGTCTTAATGTCCCAAGGTAAGTTGTTCCATACACCAGCAACTGATGGGAATGACTTTGACTTAGTCGTATCAACTTGTCCGTTGTCTCCGTAAACAGCTGTACCTGCTGTTGCGATGTTAGAAATGTTAGCTGATGCCGTACCCAAGTCCTTAGCATTTGATGTATAAAGTCCATCTGCTGATAGACCAGTTTCACCCTTTAAAATCTTGCCGTCCTTGTCCAATACTGCTAAATAAGTGTGCTTTAATCCTACGTTTGCCATAATTTATATTTTCCTTTCAAAATAAAAACGAGACTGGTTATCCAATCTCGTCAACTAATACTGTTTTATTTACTGTTATATTTTTGATTGTTTGCTGATTGTCGGTTTGTGACATGTCCAAATAATGTGCTTGACTATCAACGACACGCCAACGGTTATCTTCAAGTTGTTTCATCAAAATGACTTCTGACAATAGCATATTTTTGTCATAATCTAGGCTGTAAAATATTTGAATATCAACGCCCAAATTCATCATATTAAATGTGTTACCGCCATATCCTGATACGTCCGATTCTGCTTCTTTTAACAGTACCTGCGTAACGTGTCGGTCATCGATTACTTCTTCTGGTATCGCATCGCTGTACACTTGCCAATCAACAAACGTTTCAGTGATGATTTTAGCTACTTCATCTACTGGACGCATCACTTGTACCTCTTATCAATAATTTTCTTGTAAGCTGCTGCTTCTGCTTTCAACATTTTTTCTTGAATAGTTTGATCGCTGCGTAAATCACGCAAAAAGTGGTCAGCATGCACAGCTACTTGTCCACCATGCTTATATTTATGTCCGGCTTTGGTATACATCGGGAACTTCGTACCATTCTCAATTAAATGACCAACACGAGATTTTGAGTAATTCCAACCTACGACTGATGATCCGTTTTTAATGCCATCAATGTTTTTGTTTTGCACAATTATTGAATCAGCTAAATGTGGATCATCACCAGTTTTACGATGCCGATAATGCTTATCTTTCACGACTTGTTCAAGTTCCTTAGCAAATACATTTGCACCTGCTTTCGTGATTTTTGCTTTATCTTCAACGGACATCTTAGTTGTGATTGCTTCTGCGTCATCTACTATTTGATTCAATATTTGTTCCAATGTTTGCTCTGCCATATTACGTCCTCCGTTTCAAAGTCACGAAGTCATACGTAATATAGTTGTTGCTTTCATCAGGCGAAATTTGAACAATATCAAACATCGCTTCATTTATTTGAGCCACTTTAAAGCCCTCTAATGCTGCATGATGTCGAACGATGATGACATTTGTATTCTCTAATGAAGTGCCTTGCAACTGATACTGCTGGCTTAGTGTACGAGTTTTAGCTGCATACCAAAGATTTAATGTTGGCACAAATTTTTGTTGTGTCGACCCAGTGTTCGGGTTCTTAACACTTTTAACTTCGCCAAAAGTGACCTTTTTATTAAAATCAGAAGGTTTAAATGTTGTCATTACTTGCCTCCTAAATATCTTGCGCGCAATTGGTTCAGCATAATTTGAATACCTGCGCCATAACCGCTTGATAAATCACGTTCATAATACATTTTAGAAGCTAGTGACGAAACCAAACGATTAAATACATTTCCCGACACTGCCAACAACTCTTCTTCAGTTGCATCATCGGCGATTGAACCACGAATTAATGCACTAGCGTCACTTATTAGACTACCCATAGTTGCAATTTCTTCAGGCGATCCATCAATATGCAACTCGTCTAGTAATTCATTTGCTTTCACTAGTTCCATTTAAATCACCTTCTTATCCAGCTGACGTTGGTG